ACAAATCCCTACCAAAGCACACAATAAAAACAAAGTATGTGAAATGAAAGACTATACGGTTATCAATTTATCACGGGAGATTGACTGCTTTTATGACTTTCACACTTTGTTAGCGAAGCCGATATCTGGATTCCTAGATTTGATAGATGAACAGGTAGATTCCGAAGTTTCAGAGGTTCGCCGGGTGCTAAATAACAGTATCCACGAAACTCACAATGATTGGAATGAATGAAATACTTTATTTATCTAGCAGTCTTAGTTTTCTTTGTATCACTAGCATATGCTGCCGAAACCGTAACCTTTTCACGAGCTAAAAATATAGCCAACAAACATTTGTTCGTAGGCGACCTAAGGGTTGATTACTACTGTAGTTGCAAGTATAATGAACACAAAGAGATATTGTGGGATACCTGCGGCTATAAGCCGAGGTTGAACCCGACGAGGGGCAAGCGGCTAGAATGGGAGCATGTGGTTCCTGCTTTCTACTACACCAGAAAACTTCCATGTAAGAGGCGAGCATACTGTGAGAAAGTATCTCCAGAATTTCAACGATTTGAAGGCGATCTCCACAATCTACGACCCTCCGTGGGGGAACTCAACGCCGACCGATCCGATAAACTATATGGAGTGGTTGCAACACCAAGAGCTAAAAACTATGGAAAGTGTCAATTCTACACCACCACAACCGTTGCCGAACCCCCCGACAAAGTAAAAGGCGATCTAGCTAGAATCACCCTCTACATAAACAAGAAATACAACATTGTTCTTCCATACGAATATCTAAAGTTGATGGAGAAGTGGAGTGTTGATGACCCGGTTGATGATGCAGAAAGAGCCCTCAATGAGCGGATTAGATTATTACAAGGCGACTCCAACCCCTTCGTTAAATAGTTTGTTCCATCAGAGTATCACGATTTCCAGAACCTTTGAGGTATGGGAAGTAGCGATTTATGTAGAAGAAAAACAAAGTTGGATGGGAGTTGAAAATACTACCTTGTTCTCTTGGATAGGCACCATACAAGATGGTAACTTGATTGCTGATGGCTTGGTAGACACCAGTAGACACCATTTATTGGGGGCATCACTGACCGATGAATGACGCCGCTTTGTTCTGGTTGATCCTTCTCATCATTGTCGTCTTTTTTCTAACAGGAGTAATAATCAAATAATGGCCGCTAATATCAAACCCGAATACCTCAAGTTCCTCACCGAGATGGAAAAATGGGGTGTCAAGGATATGTCGGGTGCCCTTCCCTACCTTCAGAATCAGTTCCCCGAATTGTCGCTGGAAGAAGCCCGCACGATCCTCAAGTCTTGGTCGGAAACCAAATACCAACAATTGAACGAAACCAGATGATGTTACAGGCCATTTTGATCAATTTGATATTGATCTTGGGTCTTGTTAATGCTATGATATGGTTAGGTATTTCAGGTTTGTTGTTGTATCACCTCTACATTTATACCCGCGACCGACACGAACTCAGAAAATCCATCCACCCTGATTTTAGAAAATGGTGGCCCGGTCTTTAATGAAAATTGAATTGTATGGAAGAAACGGTTGCTCAAGGTGCGAGCAATCTAAAAAGTTTCTTCGGGATAACTCTATAGATTTCGTAGAATACGAAGTTGGAAAAGATGTTCCGAGGGAAGTGGTGTTGGAGAAATTCCCCGACGCCAAAATGCTGCCAGTTGTCGTCCTTGACGGCACTTGGATTGGTGGTCGTGATGAATTGATCTTCAATCTCAAAACGATCTTGGAAGCTAATAAGGAGTAGATAATGACTAAGAAAGTAGTGAAGATGGCCTTTGATAAGTCTTCCCTCAAGCGTAAACTGAAGCGTGGAACCTTTCGGGTGAACTTTAAGAAAGTCACCGATGGAACAATCCGTGTCATGGACTGCACTTTGAATGAGGATAACATCCCCGCCAAGTTGCAGCCCAGCGGTAACGGAACCCGCGAACCGGTAGGCATCATCCGTGTATTTGATACACAGAAGAAGGGCTGGCGGTCATTCCACGTTGACAGCATCAAGACATTTAACCCAGTGGAGGCGGTTGCCGCGTCTGCTCGTCCTAAAAAGACGACAGCAACCACTCGCTCGGCACGGACTAAGAAGTAATCAGTTCGTGTTGAGGGCCGTGGAGAGCCCGTGTCTTTCCACGGCCAATTTTTTGGAGGTATAATGCCCATAGAATGGAATGAGGTTTCGTCAAAATCACAAGGCGGGACTGAACAAATGGCACGGCGACTTGAAGCCGATTTGCCGAAAGACCTTTTAGATAATTTTCAGATCATCCTATCCCGTGTGCGAGAGTTGGATATTACCAAAGTCCGCATCTTGTGGCAGCATGACCTTCCCCCCGACCCGGAGTCTCACCACCTGAAAAATGGGGGATGGCGCAAGTTTCACCGGCTTGTGTTTGTCTCTTACTGGCAGCGAGAATGGTATTGTCGGGAGTATCAAATCCCCCCCTCTCGCACTGTAGTCATTCATAACGCCATAGAGCCCATCCCTACGGCCACTAAGCCTGACCCTAAGGATGGGGTGCGGCTGATCTATTCCACCACTCCACACCGAGGCTTGGAGCTTCTGGTGCCGGTCTTTGAGCGGATAGCCGAGAAGGACAAGGATGTTCATTTGGATGTATATTCATCCTTTGAAATCTATGGATGGGGGGAACGGGACAAACAATACAAAGACCTGTTTGAGTCCATGGAAAAGATTCCCCAGATCACCTACCACGGCTACCAGTCTAACGATGTGGTGCGGGAAGCTCTGAAGCAAGCCCACATCCTGGCCTATCCCAACATTTGGATGGAAACCTCTTGCCTGTCCCTCATGGAAGGGATGAGTGCCGAGTGTTATTGTGTCCATCCTGACCTTGGTGCCCTCACGGAAACTGCGGCAAACTGGACCTACATGTATCCTTTCCACGAAGACAAAAACCAACATGCCGGAATCTTCCATGGAATGTTGGAAACCACCATCGGTATGGTGCGGGCCAAGGACGAAGGCGCAGCGATGAAGGCTGCGGGTGCCAAATCCTATTGTGATCTATTCTACAACTGGGAAATTCGTAAGTCTCAGTGGCAGCATTTTCTGGAAGGGTTGGTCAATCTTCCCCGCCAGATTGAGCAGGAACAAGCCCTTTTCGTTTACCGAGCCTAACCCCTTGAAACTCTTGATTTTTTCCGTTGACAGCCGACAGCTTTTTGGGTAAACTATTTGTCAGATGGTGGTTGGTGCGCTAATAAGCACTCAGAAATAATAGACCCCTAATCTGGGGGCGGAAGCTGACTTACTTCCTTGGTGTAGATGCCGGTGAGGCAAAAGAAAGATGTGATCCCGACACATTGTCTATATATCCACCAGCTTTTAATTATGGCCAAGCTGGATTCCTCCCCAGCTTGGCTTTTCTTTTGGACCGATAATGGAAAAAGACCCTACATACGATAAGTTTTCTAATTTTATGATGGAGAATTTTGCCTATATTACGCAGCATAATACCGCTGTGTGGGATATGGTAGGAACCCCGGTATTTGAACGAGTTGGAAGAATCCTTAATCCTTTGATCGGTACAAGGATTAAGGAATGTTTTAAGGAGATTTGACCCCATTATTTTAGTAGATTTGAATCAGGTAATTTTTTCCACGATAGCACTTGAACATTACAAAGAAAAGCTTTCCGAAGACATATTGAGGCATGTGGTTTTGAACTGCCTTCGGTCCTATCGTTCCAACTTCAATCGTAAGTGGGGCGAACTGGTATTATGCTCAGACTCTCGGAAATACTGGCGTAGAGAGGTTTTCCCTTTCTACAAGTCTCAGAGAAAGAAAGCCCGCGAGGACTCCGGGTTGGACTGGCCGACCATCTTTGCCAGCATGGACAAGATCAAAACCGAGCTAACCGAAACCTTCCCCTACAAGTTCCTTGAGGTGGTGGGTGCCGAGGCTGACGATATCATAGCCACCATGGTTTCCCGCGTCAGCGAGCCTATCCTGATCCTGTCCAGCGACAAAGACTTCATCCAGCTTCATAGGCCGGGGGTGGAACAGTATGACCCTGTAAAGAAGCGGCAGATAAGCCACCCTAATCCCCAACAGTTTCTCAAGGAACACATCATCAAAGGGGACTATGGCGACGGTATCCCCAATATCAAATGTAATGACAATACGATTTCCCTTGGAATAAAACAGACCCCCATTACTCAAAAGTTCATTTCGGAGATCACAGAGTTCCTAAATAGTGAATTGAAGGGCAGCAAATACGAGCGAAACTACCTTCGTAACGCCCAGCTAATTGACCTTTCTAACATCCCTGAGTCAATTATGCTAAATATATGGACGACCTATAACAATCAACCCGAAAGAGGCAGGGACAAGCTGTTCAACTATTTTGTCGCACACCGGCTAACAAACCTGATGATTTCGCTAAATGAATTTTGAGGGACACATGAGATTATCCATTTCTGAAATTTTAGATAAGGCCGAAAAAGCCCAAACCCAAGACGAGAAGATTGAGATTCTGCGAAAAGAGTATTCGCAGCCCTTATTAGATGTGGTCATGGGTGCCTACGACTCCCGCATCAAATGGCTCCTTCCTCCCGGACCCGTCCCCTACAAACCCACCAAACTTACTGGACAAGAGGGCAACCTGTATATGGAAACCCGACGCTTCTACCTCTTTGCCGAGGGAGGAAACGCTAACCTATCTCAAACCAAACGAGAGATGTTGTTTATCCAGTTGTTAGAACACCTCAATCCGAAAGATGCTGTCTTGGTCGCCACGATCAAGGACAAGAAACTCCCCTATCAAACTATCACTCCCGATCTAATCAAATTGGCGTGGCCAAATGCTCCTATCGTTTACATAGAAGCCGCGCCTCCTATTCCGGCTATCTCTCCACCTAAAATTCAAACTGAACCGGTGGTGGAAGCTGTGAAGCCGAAGCGAGTTCCATGGAACAAAGGATTGACGAAAGACACGAATGAGCGTGTCCGTAATAATGGACTGAGTATTTCTAAATCAAAAACCAAGAAAGGCAAAAAGGAAGAACTAAATGAGCAAGTCTCGGAATAAAAAATGGTACGACTACGATGATTATGAGTTTATTGAAGATCAGGAGCATGAAAAAAAGTTAGAGGAACGGCGCAAGCAAAAGAAGATCAAGAACGCTTTGCGCACCAAGGATATTGGTGTCTTAGTAGAAGATGAACAATAAGGAGAATACCCATTCCAACTTACACCTTTAAGAATAAGGAGACAGGAGAAGAACATACCGAATTTATGTTCATCAGCGAAATGGAATCCTATCTGACCAATAACCCCAATATGGAACAGGCTATTTGTTCGCCACCGATCATTAGCGGTCTAAGCAGCCTCAAACCAGATGCCGGATTCCGCCATTTGTTGAGTGAGATGAAGAGAAAGAATCCAAAGTCAAACATCAACGACTTCGGAGGCAGCTAATTACACAGGAGAGTTAATGTCCAAAGCAAAACCAAAACAAAAAAGACATAATGGACACTATAGCCTATCACCAACCCCTTCAACCTTTAACCTGCTTGACATTATTCCACTAACAACAAACCAACGAAAAACATTTGGAGCATTTCATAACGGTAAGAATCTTTTCCTACATGGCGTTGCTGGAAGTGGTAAAACTTTCATCTCCATCTACTTGTCTCTCAAAGAAATAGAGAAAGGCCACTACGACAAGATTATCATCTATCGTAGCACGGTTCCATCCCGAGACATGGGGTTCATGCCGGGAAATAGCAAAGAGAAGACCCGCGTGTATGAAGCTCCATACTACAGCATCTTCTCTAAGCTTTATAACCGGGGGGATGCCTATGATATCCTCAAGAGAACCGGTGCCGTTGATTTTGAATCAACCGCCTTCGTTCGTGGTATCACGATTGAAAATGCCATCGTCATCGTTGACGAGATGCAGAATATGTCCGCCCAAGAATTGAACTCTCTGATCACCCGTGTCGGAGACAACTGTAAGGTCATCTTCTGTGGCGATATCCGACAGACCGATCTGGATAAGCGCAGGGAAACAACTGGCCTCTGCGACTTCTACAAGATCATAGAGAGCATGTCGTCATTTGAGCTTGTTGAGTTTGTTGTGGATGACATTGTGCGGTCCAAGTTGGTCAAGGAATACATCCTGACTAGAATGAAGCTAGAAGACAACGGAGCGATAAAAACCCTACATGTTTAATTATGATCTACTCCCCAAAATTGATTTGGAACGCAACACCAGAAACGGTGTCCGATATTATAATACTCCGATGGGCAACTACCCGTCCGTCACAACTCTATTGAAAACCTTTTATGACAAGAAAGAAATCTTGGATAATTGGAAAGCAAGAATAGGAGAAGCCGAAGCCAATAAGATTTCGTCTCAGTCTCGGACAAGGGGGACCAACCTACATGATATTTGTGAACGGTTCCTCTTGAACGATCCTGAGTTTAGTAAGGGCCACATGCCTTACACGGTGGAAGATTTTTCATTAGTGAAAGAGCTATTGGCGAAAAGTATTGACGAGATTTATGGAATAGAACTGCCGCTGTATTCGCGGACTCTCAAGACAGCAGGAACAACCGATCTGGTATGTTCGTGGAACGGGATTCGTTCCATCGTAGACTACAAGACAAGCCGCAAGGCAAAGAAGGAAGAATGGATTGAAGACTACCTAGTTCAATCCACGATCTACGGCATGATGGCTAACGAGATGTTTGATTTAGGGATTGAGCAAGTCGTCATCATTCTCATGGTGGAGCATGAACATCCACAAGTGTTCATCAAACCTTTGTCAACATTCAAGGAGAAAGCCTTTGAGGTATGTGTATCTAATCGTCCTACTGCTCTTTAGTGTCCCTGCTTTTGCGCAGATGACCGGGCCGTTTGTTGAAGGCGACTCGGTGTCGCCATATCCATCAACAGTTCGGTGTTTCAATCACAAAGAGTTTGCGGCGTTCCTTAGGTCAAGAGATTTCCGAATCATAATTGTATCCTCTGGCAAAGATAACTCCATCAGCAAAATGATTGTGACCAACGATACTGATGTGCTGGTCGCAAACATCATCCCAGATAACCGCGCATGTGTGTTGGATATCTTGGAAAACTCCTACTTTACCGATGATTTCATTTTCAAAGAGAAAAAGAAAGAAGGGCCGCCACCTAGCGTTCCATAAAGGAGAATAAATGCAAATCAGTATCCGGGGTGGAAATCCCACCGTTACAAAAAAAGAGATACGATATGCGACTGAATTTATGTCATCCTTGATTATATCATCAAACCTACGGAATCGTTTGTCAATATGTGTTCAGTTCGTGCCCAAGCTTATAGGAGAGGATTTCAAGTCACTCCATGCCACATCGGAGTGGTTGGATGACTACCAGAAACCTCGCGACTTTAGAATCTGTATCAACTCTAAGCTTTGTCGTAAGAAACAACTTTTGGCCCTCGCACATGAAATCGTCCATGTCAAGCAGTGGTCAAAGGGTGAAATGCAGGATACACTACGCGGGCCAGCCCACATTAAGTGGAAGACGGAGTATATCCCTGAGTCGGTCCATTACTATGACCTTCCATGGGAAATTGAAGCACATGGCCGGGAGTTAGGAATGTGGGTCAGATACAGCGAACATCTACGCCGGGAGAAGATCAAACTATGAACAGTTTGTGGTTTGAGATTAACAACCATTCGGTTCTGATCAGCATGGGGACTTTGACCTTTCCTATTTGGGGACACCCGGAAGTTCAATACTGGATTCCTGCGTTGGATTCTAGCGGGGTGTCGCTGCCCGGTTGGTGGGAAGTTTACTCAAGATTTGAAGACCGATTGAGAGAAGAACTAGATTTGTAGGAGAGCCATGGAGTACCTGACTGTTTATAAAGTTGCGATCCCCAACTGGTGTATATGGCCGGGGATCATCACCCTCAAGGTATGTATGACCCGCGAATCGGCTCAAGAGTATATTGACGCCTACCCCAATCCGTTCCTTCGTGGATATCTGACAATTGAAGAAGAACAGTCGGTGATAAATGACTCTACTGACTGACATGCCGGGGTTGTATGATTATCAGAAGGAACTCTTCTACTTGTTGTGCGACATGGAACTTCCAGCAGGAATGGAATTTTCCACCGGGTTTGAACCGATCCGATCATTATTAGTGCCTATATCAGAGTGGATTTTTGTTGACTTGTCCGAGAAACCTCTGTAAGATATAAGATTCCTTTGCGTCATTGGTGAATCGGATAACACATCGGTCTGTCTAACCGATATAAACGGGTTCAACTCCCGTATGACGCGCCAATTTGCTCCCGTATGCCGCTCGTCTTCTAAACGAGAGAAAGCTAACCGG